TAATTTTTTAAGCAGCATCTTATATGTTGGTAATCCTTCATCACTCTTCATCCAAGATGATATGATGTACATCGGATCTTCTCCGAAAGGCAAAGATAATAATTTCTTTTTAGTCTTACCAGTTGTTAGAGTTACACTTTTTGTAGTTAGCTCTAAATAGTTATTACTAATGAACTCAGCAATATTGCTATCAACCTCAAGGTCAGGGTCATTGATAACTTCCAAAAATTCTGCTGGTTCATTTTTAGCGAACATAAGAATATCTCTCTTTATTTCAGCAGTGCTCATCTTGTCTACATTATTAAACACTACTCGTGCTACAGCAATCTTTCTTTCTAAAGACATATCGTTAGCCGCAACTAAAGCGTCAATCTCCTTTTGCACCATATCAATATCCTCTTGAGCTTCCTTAGCTTTGTCAAGCTCTTTGAAGGTGTTTCCATTACCTGGATGATAATGTAAGAATTGTTGTAATACTTGATTGTTTTTATATACCGTCAAATATCCATCCTCAAATATAATTGGCTCTAATATAGCATTTCCGTCTTGTTCATCCTCAAATGGAGACTTTTGGTTACGAGCATAACGAAGAGTTCTATTCTCTCCTGTCTCGTTATCAAAATGCATTAATGGATATCTTCTACTGTGAGATGAAGGTAGGATGTAGGATAGAGGTGCTACATCTCGTGTCAACTTGTAGATCTTGTCTACAAATCTATGCTTATGCATTGAAGATGAAGAAGTTGTTTGCACCTAAAGTACATACAGCTCTTTCACTCAAGAAGTTCACTCGCATTTCGTCAATGTCGTTAGTTCTTACGCCACCAGCAGAACCAGTAACCCAAGTCTTGTAACGTCTGTCCTCAGTCTCTGAAGCTCTATAACGAACATGTAAGAATGGACGCTTAGCGTTCTTTCCTAATACTTGATCGTATACAGTTGTAGATCCTGCAGGAACTAATAAACCATTAACAGCACCGTTAACTAAACCACCTCTCATTGTAGGATCGTTTAGATATTTCCAGTCAGATTTGTAGAAGTCATAACCTCTACGGAATCCTGTGAAACCTAAGTTAAGTGCCATATCAGCATCATTATCGAATAATCCGTATGAAGTACCACCAGCTCCGTAAGAGTTTTGAGCAGCCAACATATCGTCAATATCGAAAGAGAACTGACGGTTAACAAATAATACATTCTCTTCAATAGAACCTTGCTTGTCAAGTCTCTGAATGATAGAGTCGAAACCTGCTAAGGCAACTGGGTTACCACCGCCCCAAACGTTTCCTCTGTTGTTAACAACATAGAAGATACCTTCAGAACCTGTTAATCCTGCTGCAAGAGCACCTGAACCTGCACCAGCAGGAACAGCTTCAATCATAGCAGTCTCTAAGTGGTCTTCGAAACGCATTCTTGTTTCACCTTCAGCTTTTAGATACCATAAGTATCCTGACTCACCGTTTTCAGTTGAAACTTCAATCCATCCGATTTGAGCCATGTCAGAACCAGAAACAGCATAAGTGTCACGGATAATGATTGGCTTGTTATCAAAGATTAAATCAGCTGGCTCTAAACCATTAACACCTGCAGTTGAAGAACCTTTTGCGAACTCAGAACCGTAGTTCCAGATTGTAAGGTTAACACCTGCGCCAAATGCTTGACCACCTGCTTCGTAGTAATCTACTACGATTGTGTTAACTGTAGGAACATCTGTAACAACAGCTTTGTTGCTTAATCCTGATCCAGCAGTCTCATCACACAACATGATAGTTTGACCTATTCTGAAAGCAGGACCGCTAACAGCTGTAGTGTTTGGCATCTGTGAACCTGGAGGTGTCGCAGTTGGGTTGTTGTTAATTTGTGCTGCAGGGATAGTGATAGTAGCCTGAGTTGCTAATGCACCTTGCGCTGATGTACACCCTGTGTACTTTGTGTGTAAACGACCTTGCTCAGCCCACTTAATCATGTCTGACACACAAGGCATTTCAGCGCCTACCATTCGTAAGAATGACGCTACTGATCTGTTACCATAACGCTCAAATTCTTTTTCGTAAGTATCAGGAAGATACTGGCTCAAAAAATCGAAAGTAATTGGAACCCTGGAATTGCTTGTACTGGCATTTTCTAAAATTTTTTAATAATTACTTTTTACTTTTAATTCTGAGTCCATTCATACTTTGAGGGCTTATAGCTCTAATTGTTGTTCCGTTTTTAGTTACGGTTTGAGGTGCTGACCTTACCATATCAATGTTCTTAGATTTCTTAGATACATTGTCAACAGCAGCGGCAACGCCTTGCTCGTAAAAAAACTGAGCAAACTTTTCTGGATTCATGGCAGCAGCCATAGCTCTATGATATCCTTTCGGATCATTCATCAAGCCTGTCTCCTTATCCATGTATTTTCCAACAAAGTTGTTTACATCAGACTGTAAGCTTTTTAATTCTTTCGAATCACCAGGTTTAAATACAACTTTATTTCCTCCGACTTCGAACTCAAAACCTTTGAACTCATCGTTAAAAACCTCATTGGTTTTTTGTAGGAAATAGTCATACCTTTTCTTGGTTTGCTCTTGAGCATTTTTAGACTCATCTATATAACTCTTATAGCGATTCATTTCTTCCTGAACATCTTCTGATAACCCACTCCCACTTGACTCAAGAGGAATTTTATATTTACCTTTCTGATCTTCAAAGAACTTCTTCGCTTTTACAAGTTCTCTTTTTTGTGCTAACTTCTTTTTCTTAATGTCTTTTTCATCATCAAGATCTTCATCATACCCAAACTTATCATCAATAATGTCTTGAATGTCTATAGCATCCAATCCTTCTTCAGTAGCTGAGTAATATTGAGTTAGCAAGTCAGAAGCATCCATTTCATCGTAATTTCTTTGCAGCTTTACGAAGTCATCCATGCCTCTGCCTGTCTCTCTTTTATATTCAAAGAACGCTTTTACATCTTCTGGAAGCTCCTCGTTAGACTCTTTCTGAGTAAACAAATCATCCACAGATGTAATCTCTTTATTGTATCTATCTCTAATATAAGATAGAACATCTTCATCTTTTAGACCAGCTTCTTGTACTTCCTCTGTCGGTTGTACAGTTTCTGTAGTTTCAGTTTTTACTTCTGCTACAGGAGTTTCCTCTACTGCTGGCGCTTCTTGTGTTTTTTCCTCTTGCTCTTTTAGTAGTTTTTCTTCTACTTCGGCTACTGACTTTTGCTCAGCGCCTTCAAGTGCTTTTACTTTAATTTCCATTTAATTTAATTTTTACAAAGTTAAACATTATTTAAACACCTTATCTTGGGTTAAATTCCGCAAGATCAAAACCATCTAAACTATCCTCGTTTGATTCAAAGTTTATTGGAGCTGTGTTATTTTTTCTCTGCTGAATAAGTTTAGATTGCTCAGTATTGGCTTGACTAATTCTTTTAGACTTACCATCTTCACGCATCTCTTCTCTCTTATCCATCTGCTGTTGTGTCATTCCTTGAAGTTGCATATTCATCTGGAACTCCAACTGCATTAATTGCTGCTTTAATGCAGCTTCATTTTTAAGCTTCTCAATATCAAAAGCAATCTCAGCCTGCTTAACCTGTATCTTAGATTGAGCTTCGGCCTGCATTTTCTCCATAGCTGCCTGAGCTGCGGCTTGTTGAGACTGCATATTGTTTTGTTGTTGCATCTGCATCTCAGTAGCTTTCTGCTGTTGCTCTTGCTCCTGCTTTTGTTTTCTTTTTACTTTTAAGAGTTGGTTAGCCATTTTAATATTCTTCAACTCTCTAATATCTATAGCGTCTTCAAGGCTAATATCTTTTTGTGATAATGCCATTTGAATGTTTTGCTCAAGCATTTGTCTCTCTTCTTCATCTGGAGCAACCTCTATAAATATACCACAGTCATACAGATATAAGTTTTTTATATCCTCTAATAGACCCATATTATATTTACCAATTTGCATAGCAAACTCATCTTTAAAGTCTGCATACTCTAAAACATCAGCTGTTCTTATAGCTAAGCACTCTGCTAAAGTTCTGGTTAGATAAAGACTACCTTCTAATATATGTCTTGTAGCTGTGTTTGAATTTAACGCAGCTAATTTTTGTATACCAACTAAAGAGTTAGGATCTGGAGTAGAACCATCACGAGCCTCGTTAAGACCCGTCACCGCTCTAATCATATTTAGATAGTGGTTGTAATTAGATATAAGCATTTGCATTTTGCCATTACCACTATTAGCTGTTAATTGTGTGATTGGAACTCTGGCGTTATTAAACTCGCCATCTTGAGTGTAACTTCTACCAACAACACTACCAGTCTGGAAGTAAAGTCGTAAAGCATCCTCTGGATTGTATGCTCCGCCCTCTCCGAGATCAACCTCGTTAAGTCCATCAGCATCTATAAATACACCATCAGGAACAACACGTGAAACTACTTGTTGTATCTTTAGGTGTGTCATTTGTATTAAGTCAGCAAAAGGAACCATTCTTCTAACTAAAGATTCTGGAACACCCTTGTACATTCTTGGAGCTGTGGCTATATAGTTAGGGAAGGCAAACTGATTAGCAGAGTTTGGTCTTACCATATTTTTCATAAGTTCCCACTTAAGAATAAAGTTGGTACCCATAACCATCACACCATCATACCATACATCAATAGTCTTCTCTACCTTCTCGAACTTACCCTCTTCCATCATCTCTTGTGGAGGATTGAACTGGTCATCCTTTTCTACAACTCTAAAACTTCCATCCCCAACTTCTTTCTTTTTGTAAACAAACTTGTTAGTCGTCTTGTAGTTAAAGAACATAAGGGTAACAGTATCTCTTGAGAACATACTGTTATTATATTGTGGTACATTGTAATACTGATACCACGACTGACTATACTTAGATATTTCCTCTAAGTCATCATTCGTAAGGTCTGGGTTTATTTTTAAAAGCTCCGTCATTGGAACTGTTTTGATTTCACCCCAATAAAAACAATCTTTAAACTGAGGGTCTTCCGTGTAACTGTATACAACATTAGCAGGGTCTACATACTTTACCCTAACGCCATCGCCCATTTGGAACTCATGCTTTACAATACCAAGACCTAAAGTTGTAATATCCATATCACATCTTTTTCTTATGTCTTCGTAATGATTCTCTTCAAGCATTGTATTGATGGCCTGCTCTGCAGCAATCTCTACAGCTGGCTTGTAGTTCATTTGCATAAACAACTCAAGCTCTAAATCACTTTCTGGAAGCTGGTCTTCTGCAACTTCAAATACATTAATACCAAAGTCTTTTTCGATTTGCTGGAATAATGGTTTAGCAATCATGTTGCCTTCAACCATAGTCTGGAACTGATTTCTTTTCTCCGCAGACATTGCGTCTTGAGCAAAGCACTTAACGTCAAACAATCTGTCTGACATTCCATTCACAACTATATCAACAAATTTAGGGATGATTGGAACTGGTGTCCAGTCCAAGTTTAGATACGATAAATCTCCGTCAACAGCTAACTCATCTTTATACTTTGCAACAGATTGTTCGCCTCTTGCGTATAATCTTAATCTGTTGAACTCTCTCCATTGGTCATAGAAACGACACTGTTGTCCGCTTCTTCTAAACCACTCATACTGGATTGCCTGACCTATCTGAAGTCCATATTCTTTCGTAGCCTTCTTAGCGTCCGAAACATATTGATCAGGAAACGCAGCAGCATTTACTTCTACTGTTACTGCTTTCATCTATTAATTATTCTACTAATGCTCGACTTATTATCGTATTTTGCAAAGTTAATACTTATTTTTGATTTTTGTTTAGAAGGTGTATATAAGTGTTTTTGATTCTTTGTTCTGTTGCTTATATCAAACTTGGCCCAATCTTGTAAAGTGCTATTAAAATACATTTCACCCATCTCGTCAGGATCTCTATAATCTTCTGTAAAATCAATACCCACATGCTTCTCTATATAGGATTCTATTGCAGCTGCGTGGGACTGCTTTACATCTTCCGATGTGTTAGGTATACCTCCTAATTCTCTTTCTGTTTTAGAAAGTTTGTTATATGTTTTATCTGGTCTATTCATAGAGTATCCTCTATATCCTCTATTTTTTAAATGATAGAGTAAACGAGGTTTGTTGTTTTCACACAGTATAGGCATACCGTAAAAAACTAAAGCCATCAATACTTCCTCAAAAAATATTTCAGCAGTCTGTGGTCTTGCAATATACTCTAAGAAAAAGTGATTACTTGGTGCGTTGTCCATATTAAACTTAGTCATTCCGTGTAAAGCTCCATTTGAACCCTTACCAACAACAACTCCAGATATATCATAAGAGTCACAACCGAAAGAACCAAGATGCTCATTCCCTGGATACTTAATACCGTTTCTTGTTTGAACTCTGTTTCTCATTCCTTTCTCAGGAGTCCAGCTAACTAAAAATCTACCGTCTTTCCTTGGTGTCCATATAACCTCTGAATCTTTGACTCCATCTTTCCAGTGAAAAGAACCACGTGTCAAATGGTGTTTAAGGTTTATAGAATCATTGTAATCTATCTGTTGGTATATCTTTGTTAGGTTGAATATAGATTGTTTACTTTCATCTCTAAAAGCGTGTGACTCTGTTCTTGGGAACTGTCT